GGAGCAGGCAAAACGCATCTGTGTACAGCTGTCTGTGGTGTCCTGCTCCAGAGAGGACTGCAAGTGCGGTATGAGATGTGGCAGACAATTTTTCGCGATCTAAGCCAATTTGCTACCCGACAGGAACGTTTTCAGCAGCTGACACAGGCACAAGTGCTGTACATAGACGACTTCCTGAAGCCGATCGGCGGCAATGTCAGTGATACAAATCCAAAGGAAATTAGCATTGCATTTGAGCTGCTGAACGAACGGTACACTCGAAACATGGTCACAATTATTTCCAGTGAACGTATCTTCCGTGACCTGCTCGCGGCGGACAAGGCGTTGGCAGGACGTATCAAGGAACGCTGCGGCGGGTATCTGTTCGCAATAATGAGAAGTGACGAAAAGAATTGGAGATTGAGGTGAGTGCAGTCATGGACATGGAGCAATTGGCAATTGAACGCTTGAAATTGGCGGCAATGATGTCAGAACAGTATTATCACAAGCCGCTGATGATTTGTTATTCCGGCGGAAAAGATAGCGATGTATTGCTAGAACTGGCACACAGAGCAGGGATACGCTACGAAGTACAACATAGCCTGACAACTGTTGATGCACCCGAAACCATACGGCACATCAGAGCAAAATTTCAAAAGCTGGAAGAAATGGGGATTCCGTGCGAAATCAATAAGCCTAAAATGAGTATGTGGCAGTTGATACCGCACAAGAAGTTTCTTCCGACAAGAATTATCCGCTACTGTTGTGCAGTCTTAAAAGAGCCTGCGGGAGATCATAGGCACATCGCAACTGGTGTCAGATGGGCAGAGAGTGTCAAACGCCGTAAGAGGGGCGTTCAGGAAGTTATCACAAAAAAACACAATGATAAAATCATCTTGACAAATGATAATGATGATAAGCGGCAATGGGTGGAACGTTGCCAAATGCGTGCAAAGACAGCAACAAACCCCGTTATAGATTGGACAGATCATGATATTTACCAGTTCATAGAACAAGAACACCTCTGCATCAATCCATTATATCATCAAGGATTCAAACGAATCGGTTGTATCGGCTGTCCTATTGCTGGACGTAAAACGAGAGAGTTAGAGTTTGCACGTTATCCAACTTACAAAAGGGCGTACCTACATGCAATCGAACGTATGATGCAGGCACGTGCAGCAACCGGCATGAAACCACTTCAACAAAAGACGGCACAGGGCGTTTTTGACTGGTGGATGGAAACAGGAATTTTAGACGGACAAATGATGTTTGACACAGAGCAGGAGGATACCCATGGAAATCAACGTACAGTTTGACCCGCCCCGTTCCACCGCCCAAGAAAAGCAGTACACTCAAAAAAACGGCAGAGTGATTGTATACGAAAGCAAACAGGCAAAAGCGGCAAAGAAGCTGCTCCGTCTGGTACTTGCACCGTATACGCCCAGAAAACCGCTGACCGGAGCAGTGGCACTGTATGTCACATGGCGATTCCCGTACAAGGGAAAGGCGCACGTTGACGGCGAGTATAAGACCACCCGACCGGACACAGACAATCTGAACAAAGCATTGAAGGATGTCATGACCGATCTGGGATACTGGAAAGATGATGCACTGGTAGCCAGAGAGCATATCGAAAAAATCTGGCACAAGGAACACCCCGGACTGTATGTGCGGATCGTGGACATTTCAGAAGCAATGGCATCAAGCCCAAAAGGACAAGAGAGGTGGTAACATGGGAAAACTAGTGGAACATCTGATGCGGTGTGCAGTATGCGGTGCTGTTCCGAAAATATCAGATACTGCGAATATTGACAAAGATCCTAACCCTGAGCATTGTTACAAGCTGTTTTGCAGCAAATGTGGAGTACACAACAGCTGCGGAAATTGGTTTGAAAACAAGTACAAGGCTTGTCTGGACTGGAACAAGCGGCAAATAGAAAACGAAGACGGCGAGAAACCAATAAAGAATCTAGGTGAAAAACTGAGTCCATGCCCGTTTTGCGGCAGAAAAATGGTCTTTTACAGGGAAACGCACACGAACAAATACAGAAAGCAAGTTGTACAGCAGTATTATTTGCATGAAGATTATGACATCTATCATGATGAGAGTTGCATATTGGACGAAATCGATATGCCCTTTACCATCGGAGCAGGAGATGCAAATCCGGGCACTGGATATATCGGAGAATATGCTGAAAAATGGAACAAACGATGGGATAATAAATGGAGAACCAACCCGAAAATCAAAAGTCCGCTTGCAAATATCTCCGGTTTGTGTTGTGTTCATTGCGATCACAAAGATGAATACATCATCGAACTGCAAGAGGAAAATGAGAAGTTAAAGCGGCTGCTGAAAATGGCAGCTGATGAACCTGAAAAAAGTGATGCGAAATCTGGAGGTTGACCATGACAGCACCATGCAAGAACTGTCCGGAGCGTGAAATCGGTTGCCATAGCATGTGTGACCGATATATCCGGTACGCAAAGCAGCGTGAGAAGATACGGAAAAATCGAAAGCAGGAGCAGCTTGCAGACCCGACCGTATTTCTAGCAGAATCCGCCAGAAAAGTAAAATGGAATCTGTACAAGAAAAGGAGGAAATGACATGGCACAAAAGAAACCGCAGAAAGGCACGCTGAACTGGTGCATCAAGCAGGCAGCTGCCTACGGCGTAAGCTACGGAAGATACATGGCAGAATATTACGAACGAGATATGCAGAAAGGAGCAGGCAAATGCTGCAAGAAGAATTCAAAAGACTGACAGACAAACCGTTCACGGAAGAAGAATTTGAGAAGATCCACTATGTGTACATTTTTTACCCCGGCATTGTGACACATGCGGACATTGCTCTGATCTGGGCAATTGGCGGAATCCGCCTGATCGAGGACATGCTTCCCACAGCCCGAAAGATCGATGAAGCAGAACAGCGAGTGCGGGCAGCAAGGACAAGGTATGAAACTGCGAAAGAACACTTGAATGCTGTGCTTTCCGGAGAAACCGAAGCATACCCGACCACAACAGAAGAAATCATGGTGCGGAGGTGAATGCGGTATGGGACAGATGACATTGACCCTTGTGCTGCTGATTCCGAGCGGACTGCTGATTGCAAAATGTCTGAGCAGAGCAGGCTGGAACAAGGCGGCACTTGCTCTGCTTGGGGCGACTGTGATGCTTGGGATAGCTGCACTGTTGTGGGGGTGAGATAAAATGAGCGGTGGAAGTCATGGATATATCTATTCAGCGATTCAAGATGAATTGTGCGGACAGATGAAAGATGCAGAACTGAATGACCTTATGCAGGATGTTGCGAAACTGGCACATGATCTGGAGTGGGCTGATAGTTGCGATATTTCAAAAGAAAGCTATTTTAAAACTGTGGAAGAATTCAAAGCAAAGTGGTTTTATACACCACGAGAAAAACGCTTAAAAGAATACATTGACGAAAAAATCAAGCGAACTACAGAAGAACTTTACAGATTGGTTGGTAATGTAAAATAATCAAAAGAGCAGGTCGGAGGTGAAGCCATGACACAGGAACAGGCAAAGAAAAAAGAATGGCTGCAACGCTGCCTGCACGAAACACAGAAGCTGGAAGCCATGACGATGTGCGGCAAGTACACAGAAACAGAATGTTCCCAGACAGAGCAGGTCGTACAGCAAACACAGCGAGAGATCAAGTGTTGCATTGCCGCTCTGAACAATCCAGAACTGGAAGCTGTGCTGATTCGGCGGTACATCGTATTCCAAAGTTGGGAACAGATTGCAGAGGAAATGCACTACTCTGTCCGGACGATATTACGCCGCCACACAGACGCTTTGGAAAAGTTGTCACTGAATGGCACTCGCTGTCATTGAATGGCAGTCCTGTTTTGTGTATAATGAGAATAGAAACCAAGATACCGGTACGGAAACGTGCCGGTATTTGTGTTAGGAGGATTACAATGCAGGCGTTTGCAGAATCGTTCTACAAGTCCCGTGCATGGCGTGAATGCCGTGATGCGTATGCCGCATCGGTAGGCGGACTGTGTGAACCTTGCCTTGCACGAGGGCTGCACACTGCCGGCGTGATCGTACACCACAAGGTGCATCTGACACCGGACAATATCCATGATCCAGCTGTGTCCTTGTGCTGGGATAACTTGCAGCTGGTCTGCCGTGACTGTCATGCCGCACTGCACGGCGGCAAACGTTGCCGCATCAATGCAGACGGCAGCGTTTCGGCTCGTTGGTAGTCCCCCTATTCTGAAATTTGAGATACCCTCTTGGAGAC